AAGGAATTGGGTCTAATACATTGTTGTAATCGATTAAGTCACCTTGATTATGCATATTGCTTGGGGGTACGTGAAATGGTGTGTGAGGTGCATTATAAGCCAACCACATAAACCAAGGTTTTGATTGTTGATTTATCCAATCAGTAGATAAGTCTGTTAAAACTTCTGTTATGTATTCTGTGTTTTGACTCGTAATACCATTTTCACTTAATGACCATTTGTAATAATCATTTACTCCACCACGAATCAGACCAGCGAAATAATCAACCCCAAATGTTTCTGGGTTAATAGTTGAATTGTTTCCTGAAAGATGCCATTTTCCTACTATAGCAGTTGCATATTTATCGTTAGTTTGAGTGCTAATATATTCTTGTAGCGTAATTTCTGAAATTGATAATTCATCGCCAACACTTTTCACACCGGTTCTATAACCATATTTTCCAGTAATTATGATGTTTGTCACATCTTTTCCCATTTGCATTGTGCAATATGTTTTCTTGTTTCTTGTATTATTGAACATGTCATTAAACATGAATGCATATTCTATGTCCAAATCGCGAATCAAGGACTCACGGATCACCTCCGATTGAATCATCTTTTTATCGAACTCTATGTTGTGTGCAATTATTTCATTTGCACGCATATAAGCATGAAAGAAGCTGGTGAGCGCCTCACGAATGGTTACGCCACTATCACACATTTCTTTTGTGATTTTCGTGATTTCGAAAGCCTTTAATGAAAAGTCCATCGATGCTGACTGTTGAACGTATTGATTATATGTTTCGAGTGTTTCATTTGTAGTAGCATTATACAAAATGAAACTTAACTGTGTTATACGCGGACATTGATCTATATGGGTCACGTTGTTTTGTATCAGACCAGACGTTTCGGTATCGAACGCTAGAACAATAATATCTTGAGATGACATGGTTTTATGTATTAAAAAATATAGTTAAAAATAAAATCAATTTTTTATATAAATGGACGTAAAGATCATATCTATTGAAGGTAATATTGGATCAGGAAAAACCACTCTTTTCGAAAAATTAAAAAATGATTTGCATGATCCTAGTGTTGTATTTTTACGAGAACCAGTAGATATATGGAATCATATAACAAACAAAGAAAATGAGAACATTTTAACAAAATACTACAACAATCAAGAAAAGTATGCATTTGCCTTTCAAACTTTAATATTACAAACACGTTCTCAACTTTTTCAAGATATTATGCGCAATCCAATTATAAAATTGATTATTTGTGAACGTTCCATTCAAGCAGATAAAGATATTTTCGCAAAAATGTTGTATAATGATGGTAAAATGGATGACATCATGTTCTCAATATACAAATATTTTTACAATCAAATAAAGATTCCTCTTTCGGGGGTTGTGTATATCAATACAGATGCGTTTGAATGTAAAAATCGAGTGACTATTCGTAATCGAAAGGGTGAAACAATACCTTTAAGCTATCTTAAAAAATGCGAGGCTTATTATGAAGATTGGATTCAATATCACGATCATATTTCCATTTCATCTAATTACGAATTAGAAAAGGTGCAAATTTTTCAATATATACAACAAGTTCTTAATGGAGTATATTAGATTCGCGATATTTGAGAATTTCATTTATGGTCATGTTCTCATGGTTCAATGGAATTTCTTGATTTCCAAAGATTTCATTTAATAAAAGCCACTCGAACAATCCGCCTCTATAAATATAAACGTCTTTGAATCCAAGTTTGATGAGTTGATCATATTTTGTATTCACTGAATCGTCACAAGAATTTTTACCATATATAATAAAAGGTTTATCTGGTATTTTATAATCGTTGAGAACTTGGTTGATTAATTCTTCTTCATTTTCGCTATTTATTGTGTTTTTTATCAAAGTCTTTTGTTGGTCACTTTGTAATGTGTTGATGATGTAGTAATTACCATTATGAATAGCATATTTCACATCTTCAAAACCGATTATATTTCTTTTTATTTCGAGCCACGAGAACATACATTATAAAGAAATAATATTTTGTATTATTTTTAAAAAAATTGATTTAATAATTTAATATATTTTTAATTACACAAAACCCAAGACATGGACTTAAATCAATCAAAGCTCTCAAAGACTGAATGGAACAACACAGAAGTTTCTGTGGATGATTCGGAGAAGTTCATTTTATCCGTTGTGAAAAATGGATTTTCGGATGTGAAAATATGTGAGAACATGAACAAGAGTTTATTTCAAATTGTAAAAATAGAAAAATCAGGCAATGAGGATTACATGTTTAAAAAGTATTTCGAAAAGCCCATTCAGGAAATGGTTACCAAGTATGGTGTTGTTTCCTATATACCATTGAATTTCAATATGAAAAAAATCAAAAAAATCGATATTATGAGATTGGATAATTTGGATGAACATATTCAAGCGAAAAAAAACGAAATCTTTGAATTCGAATTGATTTCATTATGTAAAAACATTTTGAAGGCATTGCATCAAAAAAATACGACGTTTGTTGAACATTTATATACGCTGGTGCATATTTACAGATCCAATATTCCTGATGTAAATGCTCATGTATTGGCATTTGTCGAAAAAGTGATTCAACATACGAAGCCGCGAACGAATGTATCCACCTTGATAAAATCCGCTGTTGATGTTATTGAGAAAAATCAGACGATTACCAAGTATCAAAATATCGAACTATTTGACCATCAGAAGAAGTTGTATACGATTTTCAAGGACCCGGAACCGAAATTGGTTTTGTATATTGCACCTACGGGGACAGGAAAAACAATGTCACCAATCGGATTGTCTGAAAAATACAAAATCATATTTATTTGTGTATCGCGTCATGTTGGATTAGCGTTGGCAAAGTCGGCAATATCAATGAAAAAGAAGATAGCGTTTGCGTTTGGTTGTGAAACGGCGTCAGATATACGACTCCATTATTTCGCAGCATCGGTGTATACGATGAATCATAGGACCGGGCGCATAGCAAAGGTGGATAATAGTGTCGGCGATAAAGTCGAAATTATGATATGTGATGTGCAGTCTTATTTGGTGGCAATGCATTATATGATGGCTTTTAATGGAGAGGAAAGGATTGTTACATATTGGGACGAGCCGACGATTACAATGGATTATGAATCACATGAACTGCATGAACAAATCCACAAAAACTGGAAAGAAAACAGAATATCAAAAATGGTGTTATCTTGTGCTACGTTGCCTAAGGAACGTGAAATTACCAATACGATTATGGATTTCAAAATGAAATTTGGTGGAGCGGAATTACATACCATCGAAAGTCATGATTTCAGAAAATCGATATCTTTATTGAATAAAGATACGAAGTGTGTATTGCCACATTACATGTTTGAAAATTATGATGAAATGATACAATGTGTGAACTATTGCATGAACAATATGACGCTGTTGCGATATTTTGACTTGGGAGAAGTAATCAAGTTTATAGAATACGTCAATGTTTTCGGACATGTAATAGAAGAATTGAAAATGCACAACTATTTCGACGACATTGAAGAGGTTCATATGAAATCATTGAAAATATACTATTTGGAAATATTGAAGCGTATACCACAGGAACGATGGAGCGATGTTTATAATGCAATGCTTTCAAAACAGACTTATAAATATGAGTTAACTCGGCAAATTCGAAAGACAACCAGTGTTGACCCAAGTCAATCAAAACCGGGAAGCGTATTTGGTAAAATGAACAGTGTGGACAGTGCAAACACGAGTAATACACATAGAGGATTATTATTGACAACGCGTGATGCGTTTACGTTAACAAGTGGTCCGACAATATACATGGTGCAAGATGTTATGAAGATTAGTGAGTTTTATATCAAGTCTTCGCGAATTCCACCGAGTATATATGAGAACATGATAAAGAAGATCAATACAAATGGTATTCTTGCTGAAAAGATGAGTAAATTGAAGGAAAAGATTGATAACATAAAGGGAAATGATGACGATGGCGGTGACAAGAAAAGCGGTGATAAAAAGAAGGGGAACGATAAGAAGAACGCTCGAAGAGAGGAGCATTCACCGGAATTGAGGCGGTTAACAATAGAATTGGATAATCTGAAAAGTCAAATACAAATAATGCAAATGGAACAGGCTTATTTACCGAATAGTAAAGAGCATCAAAAAGTATGGACAAATACATATGATGAAAATGCGTTTTCATCGCGTATTGACGAGTTGATGGTTTTGCGTATTATGGGACTTACAGTGGATGATAAATATAAAATATTATTGTTGCTCGGAATTGGGACATTTGACAATAGCATCGGTGAAGAATATTTGGAAATAATGAAAGAGTTGGCGTATTCGCAAAAGTTGTATATTATTATTGCATCGACGGATTATATTTATGGCACAAACTATTCCTTTTGTCATGGGTATATTGGTAAGGACTTATCGAATATGACACAGCAAAAAATCATTCAAGCGATGGGACGTATTGGACGCAATAAGTTACAAAACGATTATACAGTTCGATTCAGGGATGACGATTTAATAAAGCTCTTGTTTTGTCCGCGTGAAAACAATTTGGAGTCGATAAATATGAATAGATTGTTTTGCTCAGATGACTAATAAATCGAATTTTAAATCATTATTTATATAAATATTTACAGAATTGGAATATACCTTTTAAAGAATATATCATTTTTTTATCAATCTTGTATATTTTTGAATTATCTTTTATTATTTTATCAAAGTGACTATCTGATCTACAATCAAGTATGTGATTTAATAAGTTATCTTGAAAATTTCCTAGACCCCTTTCTATTTTTCCACATATACTATTTTTATTATTAATGTTATAATTATATAACGTGTATCCAAGGCCTTCATCTAGTATGCCCACATATGTATAATATTTACTATTTTTGCGGAGATAATGTCTAAAATACAAATCGCCAAATTTGTGTTGTAGTAACATATAACAAGGACCTTTAAAGAAACTGAAGAAATCTACAATAACATTTGGAATTATTCCGTAACACCAATATTCAGGGGTATCGAATTGTGGATGAAAATTATTTTGTAGTTTTATACATTCTTTAACACCGCCAAAATTTTCAGAATGCTTACCATAATTAAATGCATTAATAAATTCTCCTACACGTTCAATATGATATGTATCATCATCGTCACAAAACATTAACATGTCATAATTATCAAGATCAACATTAGAATATATATTATATAAATGCTCCATTTGATGTTTTTTTTCTTTTGAAATTCTGAAATAAATTTTTGGATGAAGTATTTGGCTATATTTTACTAGAATATTCCTGAATTGTCTTTTATATGAATCGTTTTCAAATGATATTGATACATATATACTTTTCGGTTTGGATATTTGTTCGAGTATCGATTTTATGCAGTTATCGAGTAAATCTATTTGTCCATCGTAGTTAATATGAGATGCTATCAAAATAGCAACTTTAGTCATAATATCAATTGTATAATGTTGTATTTTATATAAAGGATTTTTAACATCAATTTTTATATAAAATCATATTCGATATTTAATTTCTTCTTCTGGATCTTCTCATTCTACGAGTGCTTCTTGTAGAACGTTTTTTTCCGTAAAGTGTGTTGGCGGCCAAGAATACAGCAGGAACGGCAATATCACCTAAAAGACTTTGTCCACCGCGTTTCATGGATCTTCTTCTACGTTGTTGTTTTTGTAGTTGTTGTCTTTGTTGTTGTTGTTGTTTTTGTAGTTGTTGTCTTTGTTGCTGTTGTTGTTGTTGTTGTTGCTGCTGTTGTTGGCGTTGTTGTTGTTGAAGTTGTTGTTGTTGCTGCTTTTGTTGTTGTTGAAGTTGTTGCTTTTGCTGTTGTTGTTGTTGTTGTTGGCGTTGTTGTTGTTGACGTTGTTGTTGTTGTTGTTGGCGCTGACCTCCCTTCATATATAATATGAGAATATTTTTTTTATTCGCTAATATTTTCTCTTAAATTGTTTTTTAAAAACTTCAAATGATAATATATTTCAAAAAGCGCATAACAAACAAAAAGAATAATAATGAAATATATGATTTGATAAAAACACAAAATCCAAATATACAAATATAACTCATTATATAAATAATTAAACATTGGTTGAGTGATACATTTTTTCATTTCATCATCATTTATCATGTTACTTAATTTAGTTAAAATGTTATTCATTATTATTATGTAATATTATTTTTTAATAAAATGTTACGCGTAAAGATTTATTTAGAAATATATAGCAAAATCATAAATGGACACATTGAAAACACCCAATGACAAGTTTGATTTTAGTAATATGATTCTAAATACACCTATTAGTTTGAATGGAGGAAATCATTTTATTAAATATAAAATTGATGATGAACCATTATACATACAAGCTCCTAAATGTAGATTAAAACAAGGTATCGTAAAAGCATCAAAGCGAATGTATTGCGATTTAATGTTTACAAACGATGATGCAGTGTTTATCAATTGGATTGAGCGTCTTGAAACATTTAGTCAAAAGAAAATATTTGAAAATCGTGAAAAATGGTTTGAAACGGTTCTCGAAGAAAACGATATTGAACAGTCTTTTGCACCTACAATGAAAATATTCAAGGCTGGTAAATTTTATACTTTAAGAGTATCCATTCCTACTCTTTTAGGACAATCTGTTTTGAAGATTTACGATGAAGATGAGAACATAGTTGAAATAGAAAATATTAAAGAAAATGATACTGTTTTAACGGCTTTGGAAATACAAGGTGTAAAATGTTCGGCTCGAAGTTTTCAAATAGAAATAGAATTGAAACAAATGCTAATACTTAAGGAGAACAATATTTTTGAAAAATGCATTTTAAATTCAAAAAATGATTTAGTAAAAAGTAAAAATATCAATATTGAGAAAGAGTATCAAGAACCAGAACCACTAGAGCAAAAGCAAGAAGTCGAACAAGAAGAACTAGTAGAGCCGGAGCCTCAGCCTCAGCCTCAGCCAGAACCTGAAGCAAAAGAACTAGTAGAGCCAGAATCAAATGATTTAGTGAATGAAGTTACAGAAACAGATGAAAATACAAAATCAAATGTATCAAATAATGAAATTGTTGAAGAAAGAGACGAATTAAATGAAGTAGAAGAATTGATAGAAAATAAAGAACCCATTGAATTCGAAATTGATTTAGAGAATTTGGGAGGTGATGTTTTGAATTTAAAGAAAAAGAATGATATTTATTATGAAATGTATAGAGAAGCATTAAAAAGAGCGAAGTCATCAAAAGATTTAGCATTAACTCAATTTTTGGAAGCAAAACGTATCAAGAATACGTATATGTTAGAAGATCTTGATGATAGTGATTTGGAAGAGGATTCTATTAATAGTGATGAATAATTTAGAGATTTTGCGAAATATTTTTATAATACAATAATATATAATCGGT